ATTATAGATGGGTCAACACCATCAAGATTTTTTGAAAAAGTAGGAATATCATCTGGAGGCAATGCACCTTCATCTTCTATAAACTCTTTAGCAGCTTCTAAGGCTTTGTCTGAGGCATTTAAATTGTAAACAGGTATTCCGCCTCTAGCTGTATTATTAACTGTTTCTATGACTTCTTCTAAAGCTTTATTTGGAGTTGTAGGATTTAATTTATTAGCAATATCATTCATATATTTAGTAACAATATTTGCAAGTTCTTCTTTTGTAGAAGCTAAACCTCTTGTTTCATTACCTATTGGTTTCATAGTCAATCCTTTACCTTCCATAACAGATTTAACTTGTTCTGGAGGTAATGGGTCTCCTATATCAGTCATCTCAGGACCATAAAATCTTTGTGGAACTTCACCAGTTCTATCTATTGCTCTACCAAAATATGGATTAATTTCTGTTTGTGTAAGTTCTTCTAATGTAGCACTACCTAATATGTTATTAACATTTTTAAAAAAATCTAAATTATTATCTGAATTTAAATATAAAGATTGTGCTATATCATCACCAAGTAATCCTTTTGTTTCTCTACCAAAACCTGGTCTTAAAGAACCTAATCCAAAAACATTTGGATTGGGTTGCCAATTTAAAGCACCAATATCTCTATCAGTACCTTTTTTAACAGCTATTAAAGTTAAATCAGATAATTTTTCTCTCCAATCTACGCTTCTATGATAAGCAATAGCATCTACTGGATTAGTAAATACTACTAATCCTGGAGTTTCTATTTCTGTATCTGGGTTGTAAAAAAATTGTGAATCATCAAAAGCAAAACCTTCTTTTAAAATTCTATTAGCATCTGCTTTTTTAGCTATATAATAATATTGTTCATTCCATTTTCTTTGACTATCTCTTCTACCTCTACTAAATAATGGGACATCATTAATTAAACTAGCTTGTCTATCTTTAGTTGCAGGAGAGTATTGATATGTTGGTTTAATGCCACGAAGGTCAGCAAGAACTTCTGCTTCTCCCATATATTGTTCATATTGATACATAGCATCTTCTAATGCATCTTGGGACATAATTCCTGAACCAGCATATGAATCTTCAAGCATATTAATATAATCTGATTCCATAGCTTTTAATAACATAGGCACATAACCTTTTACCTTACTCATAGGAACTTCATATCTAAGTATTTCAGGATTCCATTTTGCACCTTGTCTTTGTGCTTTATTAAATAAATTACGACTTATTTCTAATGCTTCTCTACTATCTAATGTTGTACTTGCAAATATATCTTCTGGAAGTTGTCCATAGTTTTTAATCTTTTCACCTTCAGGAATATTTAAAGCTCTAAATAAAACTAAATTACCTTTTTTGTTTGTAAACTTTTCTAAGAATTTTTTACTAGCTCTTAATAAAGGTCTGTTTTGTCTACCTTTAAATGCTTCAACTATAGCCATTTTAAGTGGTGCAGGATTATCTCTATTACCACCTCGTTCTCTACTCATTTCTAATTGGTCTATTATTGCACCAGTTTCAAAACGATTTTTTCTTACCCAATCAAAAGGAACTTCATTATTTTTAGGTATTAAATTAGTTCTACTAAATGTAGGTATATCTCCAGCTCTTAACTCAGCTATTTGATTTCTTTGTTTTTCTATTTCTTTTTCTAATCTTTTAGCAGTAGAATCTGCCATTCTTTCGCTATTTAATTGTGCTTGTTTGTATTCTATACTTGCTTCTAAATTAGATATTGTTCTTTGTCTTTTTTGTGCATCAAAATAAGCCTTGTTAGTTTGTTCTGTTAAAGCATCTTGTTCACCTTCAGTTCTAGGTATTCTACTAAAGGTAGGTGTATCTTCTACAGCTTTTATTCTTGGGAAATAACCCCATCGTGCCCAACCATTATTACCATCCCAACGAACATCACCTGCTCTTAATTTAAAAGTATGTATTGTTGATGGAGTTGTTTGAGGTGCATCAAACATATCCATAATTCTATCCATTGCTTCAAAGTTTTTTTCTTGTTGTAAATTAACAACTCCTTCTGCTCTTCTTCTAGCTTTATCTGCTTCTCTTATTTCTTCTCTTGTAACTTTAGAATCTTCTACAAGATATTGTGCATCACTTAAAAATGGAGTTATTAAATCTCCTTCTCTCAAATCTCTTGAAGGTGCAGCTTGATACATAGTTATTTCTGCATTTGGATTATCTTTTATTTCTATAAGTTTATTTATAAACTCACGCTCTTCTTGTTGTTCTAGTGATGTTCTAGCTGTACTAAATACTCTTAAATTGTTGTAATCTACATCAGTACCAAAAGTAGAATAACCTTCTGGACTAAATTCTTCACTAGGCATTTCATTTAAGTTATGTGCAGGTGGACCATATTGTGCAGGCATATAATCAGCTACATGACCAGATGTTTCATCTCTAGGTCCTCTAGCAAATGTAGGTGTATCTAAATAGTCATTTTCTACTTCATCTAATACATTGCCATATCTTATTAAATCTTCTTTTTTATCTAAAAGTTTAGTTGTTCTTATTTTATCTCTAGTTCTTTTACCAATTCTACCAGCTTCAATCTCTTCAAATATTTGATTTGCATTGTCAAATCCAGATATACGCAATGATTCACCAAGTTCAGCAAAGAACTCAATAATTTTATTAAATATACCTTCTGCTTTTTCTGGTAAAGGAGATTCAACTCTTCTATTTCTATACATTTCTGCAATAGCTTCTTCTGTATAAAACTCATTAATAAAAGCATCACTAAGTTGAATAGATTTTTTAGTAGTAGTTGGTCTTTGTTGTTCTATAATAGTAGATTCGTTAATTCTTTTAGCTCTATCAAAATAAGTTTCTTTTTTAGAAAAAGCTATTTCATCTACAGATTTTGGAACTCTAACTTTTTTAACTTGTTTTCTTAAATAGTCATATTCTTTTTCATTAATTAAATCTTTTTCTCTAAGAGCATGAATTAACTCATGGTCTAATACTTCATTTAATTTTCTTTGTATTTCAGCATCTGTAGCTTTGCCATCAGGATTAACAGCATTTAAAGATATAAATATAATATCTGTCTGTCTATCGTATTCTCCTTCTACTGCACCTTCTGTTTTAGTTTTTCTAGTTATTGTTGGGTCAAATACTATTTTATCTCCTTGTTCTTGTAATGTAGAACTAGATAGTATGTCATTACTAACAATAACACCTGTTTCTTTTAACCCTATCTTTGCTAGTCTTTGTTTTAACTCTTGTGCAAACTTATTTATTCTTCCTTTTTCTACAGCTTCAGCAAAATCTATAGTTCTTTTTGCTTCTTCTACAGGAGGTAGTTGTTCAGATTCTGTAGTTCTTTGTTCTTGTTCTAATTGTGCTATTGCTTCTGGAGATAATTTACCTTCAGTAACAAGCCTATTAACAAATTCTTCTGTAGTTTCATTAAAAGCTTCTGCTCTTCTATCTATTTTTTGTTGAAAATTATCTGCAATTTTATATTGATTACCTTTAACTTTTTCTGCTCTACCGCTATAAACTAAATCTTCAAAAAATTGTGGGTCTTTTATACCCATCATTTTAAGACTTTGTTTATTAAATAAAACATTATCTTTTTTAAGATTAACAACTGTTTCTGATAAATCTTTAGCAGAATATATTCTAGGCTGTAAATTTGGAAAATCTACTTTAGTATTAAATCTTGGTATTGATTGTATTCTTGCAAGTAATAGTTCTTTTTGAGGCTTAGTCATACTCTTAAAAGAAGATGTACCAGTCCATCGTTTTGCTGCATATTGAAATGCAGGACTATTTATATCTATATTAATATTTTTTGCATTACCTAATTCTTTTAATCTTTTTATAGTTACATTAGTTTTATTATTATTTTGTATTACAGGTGCAATATTTTTAGCATTAGAAAGTTTTGTAACTTGTTGTGCCATATCAGTTGTAAAGTTTTGAAAATCTTTTGCAGATAAAAGTTGTTTAACTTCTGAAAGTGTATAACTTTCTTTTAATGGTAGTTTTTTATACTTTTTATTTTTGCCTAACAATACATTTTGCATTGCTTGTACATTTTTTAAAGATGTATCATATGGCACAATCTCTTTAAGACTAGCAGTAGTAGTATCTGTGTCCATAACTGTTTGTGCTAGTTCATAAGCAGATTTACTTTTATTTAATCCTAATATATATAAATCATTATCTAATATTTGTTTTTGTTGATTTACTTCAAACTCTTGTAACAGTTTTTCTTTTTTATTTATAGCATCAACTTCTTTATTAAAAGTATTAATTTCTCCTAGATTATTATCTATGAGACTAAATGTATTATTTTGATTTTTTCTTATTTGTAATTGAGGAGGTGTAGAGATTTCTACAGGGTTGGGAACATTATCTAATAATGGAAGAAGTAATGTTTCTTGAACATTAATATCTTGTGTTGGGTCAGCTATATCTATAACACCTTGTTGTTGTGCTATATCAAACTTTTTAGTTCTTAATAAATCTTGTTTTTTCTTTTCTGCTCGTTTTTCTTGTTCTGCTCTATATTCTGATGCTATACCTCTTCTACCACCATAGCCTTGTATGACAGTATTTAATAAACCACCAGCAAAACCACCTACAGTAAAGTCATCAAATAGACTTTCTCCTATAGGAAGTTCATCGCTATAAAAACCTCTAGCATTAAAATCTTGTAATAGTCCTGCTGTACTTTCTTGAAGTCCTTCTTGCACAGCACCTGCTGTAAAGTTTTTAGCATGAGCAAATATTTTTTGAGATGTTGTTGCATCTCTTAATGCACTTTTAGGTATGCTTCTAAAAAAATTAAATATAGGTAATGCTTCTGATGCACCAATAACACCTGCTGTTAATGTGCTTAAATTTTCAGCAAAGAATCCTGGTTTTTCTTCTCCATATACTTCTTCTGCTATATCCATCATGTCTGCATTTTGAGACATATAAACAGATGAACCTAAACCTGCTGGATATAAAAATGGTTTTGATTTTAAAAATTTTGCATTAAAGTTTAAAGGATTTACTTTACCAAAACCTTTTGTACCAGGTTTAAATACTGGCATATATTTAGTGCTTTTACCTCTTGATAAAACACCTAATCCAACAAAAGGTAGTAATGAGCCTACTGCTTGACCAGCTTTAGTGCTAAAAGCATCTGCATATCTAGGGTCTCTATATCCTGCAATATTTTGTGCTACTCTTTCTTCTGTAGCTTTCATTTTATCTGCAAGTCTAACTAATGGACCTTCACCTAATGAATCTTGTGCTAATGCTTCAATAGGACCTCTTAATCCCATAAGAGTAGTTTGTGCTATACCTCTAGGAATACTTTTAAATGCTTCTGCAGTTTGTCCTAAAAATGTACCTTCTGTATATTCTTTTGCTACATCAGGACCATATCCAGGTATTTGTGATAGTGCATAACCAACTTCTGCTCTAAGATTAGGGTCATCAGGAATGTATATTTCTCTTCCATCTGGTAAAGTAAAAGTTTTCATGTTTAAGTTAATCTTCTATTTACAGCATCTTGTCCATACGCTTTTATTACATATTGATAAGCAGATTCACCTATTGGTCTGCCATCTTTACTTGTAATTGATTTAAGTGTGTTTATGTCTCCTCCTGATTTTAACCATGTATCAACATTACCAGGTCCTAAATTATAAGCTAAAGTGCCAAGAAAAACATCGCCATTATATTTATCTACCATTGCATAAAAATAATCTTCGCCAACTCTAATTTTTTCTTCAACAGAATTATTTTTAGCAGGTTCAATACCATAACCAGGGTCTATAAGAGTACTAGGTAAAACTTGCATTGGACCTGTGGCTCCTGTAGTGTCATTTACAACATCTCTACCACTACTTTCTATTCTAATTATATTATCTATAAGAGGGTCGTCAGTAAGAAATTCAGTACTAGCATAACCTTCATCATTTGGATTTGGCGTTAGTTCATCTTTTCTCATCTTTTTTTTTAAATATTCTATACCTTTAATTCCAAAATTTACTTCAGGATTTGTTTTCAAAAAAGTATCTTTTAATCTATTTATAAGACCTTTTGATTCTGTATCTGGTGGTGGAGTTTTAGTAACTTTATTAATCAATGCTCCATAATCAGTACCTTCAGCACCACTAAGTCCTTGTAATTGAGCTACAATATTAGATAATGCAAGTTCTGTGTTTCTATATTGTGGTGTATCTTGTTGACCTGCATCGACTAATCTTTGTAATTCTTCAGTAAAAATATTGTATTTATCTTGTAAAGCTTCTAATCCTTTAGCAGTTAATATTTTTTCTTTATATTTTCTTTCTTGTATATCACCAGCTAATGCAGTAATGCCTTGACCAAGCTCACTTGTATTTCTAGCACCCATAATAATACCACCTAGTTTAGCTAAGTCTAATGGGTCTATGCTTCTTTTAATTTCTTTAGTTGTTGTTTCTTTATCATCATCAACATCTAAATTAACTTTTTCTTCTGGGTCTTTTACAGCATAATATAATGCTGATAGCCCTGAAGCTCCTAAAGTACCAATTCCTGCATATTTTAAAAATTTAGTTAATCTTGGATGTCTACTTAAAAAATTACCACCAATTAATGCTAACTCTTGACCTTTAGGCACTCCTTGATAAGGAACTAAATTTGTACCTTTAACTCCTGGACCACCTAATGCTAAAGGAGTTGGAGCAGCTCTTGCAGCTCTTATAGCTTGTATTCCTTTAATACCACCTCTTAAAGCTACACCACCTATAGGAATATAGTTTAAATAATCTAATGGTTCATCTGTTGCTCTAGCAAGATTAGGTCTTTCAGCATCTGGTCTTGGGTCTCCAAAAAAGAATTGTGTACCACCTTCTATGAATTTATCAAAACCACTAGGTTCTTTTGCTGCATCTATTTGAGCTTGTAATCCTGCTGGTAATTGTGATGGATTTAATAAATCTTCAGGAGAAGTAGGTGAAAGTTGTGTTAAATCAGGTGTCATTCCTAATAAAAAATCTTTTCTTCTTTTATCATTTGATAAATTAATTTGTCTTATAATTTCTTCATCAGATAAATTTGCAATATCAATACCTAAAGTATTAGCTTCTGCAACTTGTTGTCTTGTTAAACCGCCAGATTGATAACCTGTTTTACCACCACTAGCCATCATTTGCATAGGAGAGGGCGGAGCCATGTTACCCATTTCACCTGATTGGAAAGCATTTGGTATATCAGATGATTGAGCCATAGCTCCTAAACCTGTATTGTTATTAGCAAAATCTGCTACTAACTCTTCAGAAACTGTAGTATTAGGTTTTGGTTGTTGAGCAGCATACATTTTTTCCATTTGTGTACGTCTTTGTATTTCACTTAATACTAAATAAGATGGATAATTAGCATTAGGGTCTTGCGACATTTGTATAAGCTGTTGCTTAGGAACAAACTCTAATTCTTGTGCTGCTTGTATTAAATTTGCCATTAACTCATTCCTCTATATAAACCTAAACCACTAAGTCCAGCTCCTACTGCAGTCTGAAATAATCCTGGTTGTTGTTGATATGTACTTATATTTTGTTCAGGTTGTACAGGTACACCTTGTAATAATCCACCTAACATACCTAATTGTTGTTGACCATAACCTTGTTGTCTTAAAAAGTCTTGATAACCCATATCTAAAGATGCTTGGTCCATAGCTCTTTGTTGTTGACCTACACTTCCTAATGCAGATATTCTATCTCTTACATCACTTTGTATATCTCCACCTACATTTCTAAGAGCATCTACAGATGCTAAACCATATCTTTGAGACATATCAAAAGCTGATTGACCAAGTTTTTCTTGGGCTTGTCTTGCTGCTTCATTTTGTTGTGCTACTGTTAATCCTAATTTAGCTGCTTGTTGTCTTGCTGCTTCACCTGCTTGGTATCTTTGTGTATCTAATTGTGCTTGTTTTTGGAAAGAGCTTTCTTGTAATCCATATCCACTTTGTGCAAATCTTTCTTGTGCTTGCCTAGATTGTTCATCTGCTAAATATTGTTTTAAATTAAATTGTTGTCCTGATAATTGTGCTTGTCTTTCTGCTGCTAATTGTGCTTGTGCTGATTGAAAAGCACCTAAACTACCTTTTGTCTGTATATCACTAAGTTGTTGACCTAGATTACGTTCTCTTTCAGATTGCATAATAGCTTCACGATAACCACCAAGACCACCAGACATAGATGCTGCATCAGCAACTTTATCACCCATTATGTCAGAACTTCTAATAGCTTCTCTTTTAGCTATATCTGTAACTGCTTGTTGATATGGATTCATAAATCTATCTATGTTAGATTCATAACCTAAAACATTGTAATCGGGTCCAGAACTTCTAGCTTGATATGAAGGTCCATATCCTTGTGCTTGATAACCTGGTCCCATCATTCCTGCTTGATAGCCAGAACCATATTGTCCTGCTTGATAACCAGAGCCATATGGTCCACCTAACATAAATGCTCTTTGTGAAGCTGCTTGATATTCTGGAGGAGTACCTGCTTGGGCATAACCTCTTGTCATACCTTGACTAGCTAATTCATCAGGAGAAAAATACGATATTCTTTCGCCACCATATGGAGTATATGGTTGATTAGATTCAGCTTCTCCTCTTTGAAGAAGTCGCTCAAAATATGGTTGTACATATTCTGGTAAATTACTTTGAATTACTTTTGATTCAGTTGGTGCTGATGAACCGCTACTTCTTCCACCCATTATTCATTCTCCTTAAATTCGTATTCAAAAAAGATTGCTGTTTTTTCCCAACCTTTTCTATCTTTAATCCAGTTCCAAAAACCTTCTCTACCAATACCTTCTATGCCTACACATTCATTACTTTTTGCCCAATTATTTATAACTTCAAGACCTCTATCAATCCATTCATTCATTTTTTTACCGCCAATATGGTCTATGTTTAACATTCTTTTATTAGTTGGATATTCAACTATTTTAGTTATAGAACATCCAACTATATCTAAACTATCTTTATCAAAGATAATCCATAAAGAAGCCTTTTGATTTAAACAGTCATAAAATATATCTTGTGGTAGTGCTCTACCATTAGAACGACTACAAGATTTTTGTAAATGTTTTTCACAATCTTCCCATACTAAAGTTAATTTATCATTTGGAACAAGAGATATATCAAAGTCATGCTCTAATTCTAATTCTACTTTTTCTGCTACTTGATTCATGCTGGCATTACCTCTTCTGGATTTAATGGTGCAGCTTGTGTTTTACCACCAGTTTTAGCCATTCTAACTCTATCTAACATACCATCTAATTGTTTAGAACCTGCATCAGAACTTCCATCACCTAACATAGATACAACATCTGCAGGAATAATATACTCATCTTGTGATACAGCAGCATCTGCAAATTTACCTATGTTCATAGGTAAATCATCTGCCATACCGCTATTACCATTACCTTGTATTAGTCCTTCTGTTTGTGCATCTGGATTACCTGCAGCTTGTTTTAATATAGTACTTCTTAACATTTGAAATTGTTCTGTGCCATATTTATTAACAAACATCATAATAATATCTTCGTTATCAGATTCGCCAAGAATAAATTTTATAACTTCTTGTGTTAATGGGTCTTGCATCATATCTATTGGTCCACCTTCTTGATAACCCATTGCTTCTACAGCTTCTCTACCTTTTTCTGTTTTAGCTAAAGCTTTTAAACCTTCATTAGGTAAATCAGTATCTCCACCATCTGCAAACATAGGTGGACCAAACATAGGCATACCACCCATAGGTTTAAATCCTGTTGGTGGTGTCATAGGTGTATTACCTGGTGCTGCTGGTGTAGGTGGTGTAAATGGTATTGGATTCTCATTAATCATTCTAGGTATTATAGGATTATCAAAAAATCCAGAACCAACAGAAATATTAGGATTAATTTCATTATTTCCGCTAATAGGACCTATTTTATTTGATAATGGTGCACCTATAGACATAAAATCATCACGCTTGGGTGGTGTAACACCTGCTGGACCAGTTATTGTACCATCAGAATTAAAAATTTCTGTTGGTCTTATTCCTGGACCATAGCCAAAGTCTGGCAGTTCTACTGGTTTAGGACGATTAGGTGGACCTATATCTGGTTTTCCTATAAAACCTGGTTTCGGTAAGAAATCACTACCACCTAATATTGGAGCTACAGGTCTGCCCATGCTTCCAGGACCATCATTTACAGGCATTGGTTGTTTTATACCACTTACTGGTGCACCTATAGATATGAAATTATCTCTAGGATTAGGAGTATTTATTTTACTAAAATCAGGTATTGTTACATCTCTTCCTCCTTCAATAGGTATTGTTACTGTAGGAGGTGGTGTATTAACTGGAGGTGTTGATACAGGAGGTGGTGTATTAACTGGAGGTTGTGCTGGTCTACCAACTGCAATAGGATTAACAAAATTATTTGGTGGACTTATAGGCTCTACATTTCTAGTTCTACCTTTACGACCTATACCATCATCAATAGGTGGTAATAGTGGTCCATCTGTTGGTGGTAAATCTCCGCCATCACTAGGTGGAGGAGTATCTATTGGTGGTTGTGGTGGTGGGGTATAAACTGGAGGTGGTGCGAAATATGGTTGTATAGGTTGTTGATTAAACCTTGCATAAGGATTAAACATACCACCCATTTGAGGATTGCCATAAAAACTTTGATAACGAGGACTTTGCATAAATGGATTACCAAATCCTCCATATCCTCCAAATCCTCCAAATCTAGGTTGATATGATTGATAACCTCTACCGCCCATAAATGGTGGTTGCAAAGGCATAGGTGGTCTAAATCCACCATAATTTGACATAGGAGGTCGTGCTTCTGTATTTTGTGGTTGTTGACTACTGCTATCTTGTATATCTCTAGCATATCTTGTTAGATATGTTTTTGGGTCATCGCCTTGAAAGTATCTGTATTCAGGCATAAAACCTGCCATATAACCAGGTGTTATAGGTCTAGTTTGTCTAGTAGTAGTTTGTGCACGACCACCAGGAACATAATATTCACCAGAACCTGTATTAAAGTTATTAGTTTCTCTTGGGTCATAATAAACATTTTGACCTCTTCTATATCCTGTTTTACCGCCATCTGCAAAACTTGTACTACCACCTGAAGCTATTGGTATTTGTTCAGGATAATCTTCATACATTTTTCTTTTACGCTCTTCTTCATCTAATTGAAGTTGAGCCATTTCTCTTTCAAATTGTTCTTGTGATGCCATTACTCCTTGTGTTCCTGCACCAACTCCTGCTACTATTCCACTTGGAGTCATTGCTGACTCAGCTAAAGTTTTAACTCCTAAATCAAATGTATTTGAACTCCCTCCTGGAGTTTGAGTAAATATATCTTTCATTGATTCAAAAGCTGATTGGTCTATAGGTGCAGATGAACCAGTTGCTGTACCTGCTCCAGTACCTAAAGCTTTTGTACCCATACCTGCTGTAAGACCTGATAATAATGCTTTAGAACCAGAGCCACCTGTTTGTGCATATGTAGCTAAACCTGCTCCTATACCTGCTGCTGCTGCTGCAGATAATCCTGCTGCAGTTCCTGCTCCTAATAAAGCAGTACCAGCCATGCTACCTAAAATTGGTGCCAAGAAAGGTAAGAAAGCTTCAGGTTGTCCTGTTTGTGGATTAACTGTTATTGGCATAGCAGATGCTAATCCTTTAACTTCTGCAGGATTAACATGAAGAAGCATAGAATCTCCATAACGACCTTGTGCTGCTACATTTTGAGTTTGTTGTTTTATATCCATAAGTTTCCTTATTTATTTAATTTTTGTTTAACTAATTTTGTTAATCCACCAGATTTATAATTTGTTCTACCACCAGAAGCTTTTGGAACTGGTATTCGAGATATTGGTCCTGAATAATCTACTGGTTCCATGCCTTCTAAATTAAAAAATCTAGCTGCTTCTGGATTATTTTTAATGTAATTTATTACACTAGGACTAAGTTTATATTGAAATTCTTTATCATCTATAGTTTCATATACAGGCTTGTCATATACTAATTGACCTTCGCCTTCTATAGCTGGTGTTCCTGCTTGTGCTAATTCTTTTAATCTTTGTTCATTAAAAAAATTTCTTGATGTATCTACTCTTTCACCTGCTGGATTTATATATCCTAAAGGAGTTCCTTCTCCTGGTCCAAAATATGTATATCCAGGTGTTCTTGGTTCAGCATCATCTTCATATTGTATTGCTTCAACATTAAATTGTTTTGGAGATTGATAAACTTCTTCTCTATCAGTCATAACTCTTTGTCCTATAAGTTTATTTAAAAAATCTATATCTACATCCATACTTAATGGAGAATCTCTATCTGCCATGGCATCTACTATTTGTTGTTTGTTATATCCATAAGAAGCTAAAAGTCTTACTACATTTTCTGCTTTTGTTCCTAGAGCACCTTTTACTTCTTCTCGACCAGATGCACCAAATATAGGTCTATCTCCAAATTCAGGGTCTATACTTCTTAATATATTTTTTATATCATCTCGACCTTTATAAGCATCAACAATACCGCCATCATAAGGAGAATCAGTAAATTTCTGTGGATTTGATGTATCTCTCATAATAACAGCTAAATCTTTTGGTGCATTTTCTCTTATTGATTCATTAATTACTCTTGTTGCTTTATCAATACCTACTTCACCTTGATTATATTGATTATAAATATTTTGTATATCATCATAATTTTTAGCCCTATATCTTGGATGTATAATTGTAGATTTACTTCTTGCTTCTCGTTCAAACATATCACCACGCTTTTTTTTATTTAACATAGGATTATTAGCTGCTAAATATAAAGCTTCTTCTATAGCTTTAATTTGTTTACTATTATATCTATTAGCAATATCTGGTTGTAACAATCTTGCTCTAAAGTTATATGGTGTCATTAAAGAACTGCTATCTATAAAATCATTAATTAAAAAATTATCGTGATGTTTGCCAAACATTCTTGCTTTATATTCTCCACTTTTTGCTATTGTATCTTGTGGTGTGTATAAATATTTTTGAAATTCATTTATTTCTTGAGAAATATCTGTTTTATCTTTTTTTGCCATTATCTATCTTCCTCTTTTGTTTCACAGCCAAACATATTAAAACTCATGTCAACTGCACTTGTATAAACTTTTACCACATCAGTTTGATTTAATGTAATACCTAAAACTATTGCTAACGAATCATTAGCTGCTACTGATTTATCATAATAAAGATATTGTTTATCATCAGCACCTGCTCCTGCTACATGAACACTTAATCTAAATGTTATTGCAGAACCTGTTCTATTTGCAGCAACTATAGAACTAACTGTTGTTTGTGTCATATTAGGCACAGTATAAAGTGTAGTAACTGTTGTTGCTGATGGGTCAACTTGACCTAAAACTTTTAAATTATCAGCCATGTTTCATTCCCATTAATAAAAATTGATGTCTTTTTAAACCTTTACTTACTACAACACTTTGCAATTTTTGTAATTTATCTATTTCTATAGCTAAATCTTGTATTGCTTGTTCCATTATTCTTCTTGTAACTGCCTCATCTGCGGAACTATATTCTTGTTGTGCTAAAGGCAATGCTATTGATTTAGGATTTGCCATTATCTTTTACCATCTGGTCTTATATCTAATCTTAAATCTCCAAGTCTCCAACCATAATCACTTGATGAATTAGATACTCTAATAGCACATTGTCTGCTTCTGGCTCTTGTATTAGTAAATGTAGAAGCTGGTGTAACTGATACAGTAGATAAAGTAGATAAATCTTCTAAAGGATAATTTCTACCTTTAATTGTAATAGTTACATCATCTGTAGTATTTTGTTGGTCTCTAAATTGTATATCAGGTATTATTTTATTTACTGCTATAAACTTTTCTCCATTTGGGTCTAAGTCAAAATCACTAGATTCTATATATGCAGTAAAATCACTACCATCGTCCCCATGTCCTACTTCATGTAAATAAATATAATTAGTATTTACTGTGCTATCATTTTTACTTGCTGCTATAGGATTGTTTAATATTACAGCAGAATCCCAAGCAGTTCTTACAAAATTATCTGATGTTGTGCCAATAGACCATACATTTTCTAAATAGTTATACATAACATATTTGTTTACTTCTAAACTATCTCCTGATGGATAAAACCACATTATTTCATTAGCACTATCATTTACTGCACCAAATACTTTAAATGCTTGTCCTTGATTTAAATCACTTAAAACATAATCTAATACTGTACATGGTAATCTTTGAGCACTACCTGAGTAACTATAAAATCCACTATTATCCATAAAATAAACTTGATTATTAGCATTAACTGCTGCATTTGGAGATATTAAAGATGGACCATGTGCTACTTCATTAAATGAAAATACAAATGGTGCTCCTACAAATCTCATAGAAACTATACCTGCATCAGTCCAAATAAGTATTTCTTGTCTTGTTCTTAATGCACCTATAATTGTAGAACCCATAGATAGTTGTACACCACCAGCTTGATTAGTTGCAGTAGGAGTCCAATCTATAATACTTTCTGTATCTGAAAATCTTACTAATAAAGGGTCAATAGTTGTAGAACCTATAGGATTACAACCAAAAGCTATTGCGTGTTTATCAACATCAGAAATCATTATTTGCAATACTTTTGTTGGCACATCACTAGCATTAGTTAAACTTGTTGCATTTACTGCTCTTGTATTTCCACCTGATGATTCATCCCAATAAAAAATACCACCAGCTCTTGGGTTTAAAACTACATCATCACCAAAGTTATCTATAGACCATAATCTTAATTGATTAGTTAATGTTAAATCATTAGCAGAACCCCATGTACTTGCACCCCAAGTTCCAGAACCCCAACCTGTTGATTTTACATATACATCTAAACCTGTATTTATTTGATATGCTGCATCTGCAGCAGAACCACCATTACCACTATCACTAGAGTTTGCTGTAGCTGTAGCTGTAAAAGTAAATGTATCTACACTAGGTACACTAGTTATTTGATATTCTTGATTTAACACAGAAGCAGTTATATTACCGCCTAAACTTACTGCTGAACTTATTGTTACAAAATCACCTTCTACAGCACCATGTGCATCATCAGTTGCAGTTATAGTAGTGCTGCCATTAGTAGCAGCAAAAACAATACCATTAGTAGTCGTGGCTCGTATGGGGGTAACATCACTAAATACATTTCCTTCTAATATATAAAATTTTTGATGAGTACCAAGTGTTATGTAATTTGTACCACTAGATGCTCTATAAATAAAAAGTTTTCTACAAGTTCCTATAAAACTATCTGTACTTTGTTTTTGCCAACCGCCTATTCTTTCAGGTCTACCTTTTCTAAATCTAACTTTATCTGCATCAAACCAACCACCTTCATTACTATAATTAGTACCTTCTTTGTTTATTCCTGGTTTAAATACATATTTTGCTAATGGCATAGTTATACCTCATGCCATTCTTTACCTTCATATAACAAAGCTTCAGCTTCTCTTCTTCTAATTAAACCTTCAAGAACTTTGCCATTTGCTTTATTCCAACGCTTCATTTGTGGAACTACTTCATCATATTCTTGATTGTTTAATTTTTTTAACATAGTTGAAGAATTAAGATTGCCAGCACCAAGATTAAAAGTCCAAGATACTAAAGCATCAAACTGACATTGAACCATAGACCTTTTTACAGCTTTATTTACTGCATCTTCAAATACTTTTAAATCTTTTATTAATAGCTCTTCAGCTTCTTCTTGGGTAAGAGTATTGCCTTCTTTTACATCTTTAGTTGAGCCATAACCAATAGTCCATACATCTGCTGCACATTTATAGGCTTCAAGTTTGCAACCTTCAAATTTTTTAATTAAATTTATACCTTCTTGTGATATGTTCATTTTATTCTCCCTTTTTAGTTGTAGTAACTGTTCTATAATACACAACAACTTCTTTAAGTTCATTTATATACCTTTTAAGTTCTTGCATATTATAAGCCATGACTTCGTAATCAGGTATTGTCATAGCTAAAAATACAAGTTCGCCTTCTTGTTTTTCTATTCTTGCAAGTTGTTCTTCCCAATTATCAGGAGTAACAACAATCCACATAGGTTCTTTTAAATCTATTTCTCTAGGCATAATAGGTTGTACTATTTTCCTATCTAGTGGCTTTGCTGTTACTTCTATCTGTTTAGTCGGTATCAGACTGCAACTGCAAGCCATCATCAAGGTCATCAACAACATTGCTGATTTTCTCGATATCTTCCATGATATGTTTTGTACCATTATTTATTTTCCTTTCCATTTCTACTGGGTCTGCCAGTATTTTTGCAGATAACTTATAGTCTTTTATAAACTGTGTATATCTGTTTAGTTCTCTTTGTGCGGCTTGACTTTTTACAACAAGCTCATTTAACTGTCCTGTTTGTAATTCAAAATCATTCTGTAAACTTTCTATTGCTTCTTCTTGTGTAGCTATAGCACTTTCTAAAGCAACATTATTAGCTTTTAAAGTTACATTTTCGTTATATAACCAATAGCTACCAAACCCTAAAACCATAATAATTCCTATTAAAACTTGTTGCATTAAATATCCTCTATTATGTAATTTAAACCTGCTGCACTTCTATACTCTATAAGTTTATTATTTTCATCACGAAATTTAAGATGTTTTTCTTTTTTAATTAATATTTTTTTTGTAATGTAACTTCGGTCATCTGAATCACCATATTCTTTATTAAAAGAAACAGTAACTTTATAGCGTGTCTTAAATAACTTTATAATCCATTTTATAACTAATTTAATTTTATTCATCTTAATTAATTATAGTATATATTTGTATGGGTTTTTCTTTACCTTTTACATATATACTTTTTAACTCTTTTAGTGTAATTTCAGAATTAAAGTTTTTTGCGTTAATAGTGTTATAACCTATAACAATATCTTCTCCAACTTCTTTAGTAGAGCTTTCAAGTCTAGCAGCAAGGTTTACAGCATCACCTATAGCTGTGTAATCAAACCTTGTATCGCTACCCATATTGCCTATAACAGCATATCCAGTATTAACTCCTACTCCTATTTCTACATCAATATTAGCTTGTTTTATTTTATCTTGTATTTCTTTTGCACATAGAACTGCAGCAGTTTCATGGTTTGGTAAATCTATAGGTGCATTAAATATAGCCATCATTGCATCTCCTATGTATTTATCTACCATACCATCATATTCTTTTACTGCATTAGCTTGTATTGTAAGAGCTTTGTTCATTATTTTTGTTACTTCTTCTGGCTCTAGTTTTTCAGACATAGCAGTAAAACCTCTTACATCTGTAAATAAAAAAGTACAATATCTACGCTCACCACCTAAAACTAAAGAATCTGGGTTATCTTGTAATTTTTTAACTTGTCTTGGGTCAAGATAATGTTCAAACTGTTTTTTAATTTGTTGTCTTAGTTTGTATTGTTGTCTAAATCTTAAATAAAAACCTATAGAAGCTGTAATAAATTGTGAAATTAATGTCCAACTAACATCTATAAGCACTCCACGCTGTATTAGATAATGCCCAAAAAATATTGTTAAAAAGAATAATATACTGGTAAATACTATTCCTTTGGTCATTCCAAAAATATTTACGCATAACCAAACTAAAGTTACTGTTATCACTAAAATTAATAATTCTGCTGCTAAATGCCAATCAGGAATATAAGGACTATCTTGTATTAAGATTGATTCTGCTAGTGCTGTTTGTATTTTATGTGGCTCTAATAGTCCTACAGGTGTTGCTATCTGCGGCATAACTCCATTTGCAGTAACTCCTACAAATACAAACTTACCTGCTACTTCCATTTCTTTTAAATTAGTTTGTGGTGTATCTACCCAACTAATCCATTTACGACCAAGGCTATCTGTTTTAATAGGTGGTATTCCTCTAATTGATATTTCTTCTATACCATTATCATTAGTTTTTATAATATAAGTTTTTACATCAAATAAAGATTTATATATTTGTGTACCAAAACTAGGAATCCAATCATCGTTAGGAGTTTTTACTAAAAGAGGTATTCTTCTTACAAGTTGGTCAACTTCGGTGGGAGCAATGGCTAGACCCTGTAATGTATTATTTTTTAGAGTGTTCAGGTTTTCCTTAACTCCCAAAGATACTATACCACCATTATCTTTACCTTTCACTACTGTTCCTGTAGGTTTAGGATAATTTCCTTTACCATCTTCAAACATAGCTATAACTGATGGTGCATACCCAAGTGTTTCTGCAAACATTTCATCACCACCCATTCGGTCTGCTTGTGGAAAACTTATAACCCAACCTACTCCTACAGCACCTTCATTAAGTAAATCTATTTGTATTTGTGCAAGTCTTTGTCTTGGTAATGGATAACCACCTTCTCTTTCTACATCTTCTTCAGTTATGTTAAGTATTACAAAGTTACCAGATTCTTGTGGTGTTTGTATTAAAGAATCAAATACTTTTAGTTTTAGTATTTCTGTAGGCGTTGATTGATATATTAATGGTAATAAAAGTATTATAAGTATTGGTAATATTAATTTTTTCATTAATCACTTTGTGTTATTGTTATTGTTGAATCACTACCACCATTAACTTTTATTATATTTGAAATACCATCTTGTATAAATATAATTGTATAAGCATTACTTCCATTTAAGTCTACTCTAACGCTTTCATTTACTTCTCTTCTAAGACTAACTAAGTTACCTGTTATTAAAGCTGTTATTTGTGTTTCAGCATCTTTACCTAAAGAAGTACCACTAATTTGAGTGCTTGTAGCTTGTGCTAATTGTTCTTCTTCATCTTCTATAGCTAAAGCATCAAGAACATTAAGTAAATCTTCTAAATAATTTACATCAAGATAGTTAATATCTAGTTCTGTAAACTCTAAATTATTTTCTTTTAAAAAATCTTCTGCTAAATAATCTATATCTAAATCGTTAAAATCTAATACGCTATCTGTTTGTGATGTTGTAGTTTCTTCTTCTATATTTACTTCTTCTTTAGGAGGGGTAACAATTAACATATTGTCTATAACATCTAAAGTTAAATCTAATATAACTGGTTTAGATGGTGCTGATTCAAATACGCTTACTGTGGTAGCCTCATAAGGTTTATTAAGTAAAACAGTTCCCATAGCAGTAACTACCTCTATTTCGCCACTAGAGAGCCCTAGAGCGTCTGGAAGTAATATTATAAGGCTACGCCCTAGTTCATCAACTGTAGCTGTAAAATCAGTTCCTCTAATAGCTATATTTGCAGTAGGTGTTTTAAGAGTAATGTTTTGTTTATCTATTTTATTAAGACTGCCTGTAATAAATCTAGCAGTACCTAAACCAAAAGTAAGAGCCATTTTTGTTTTAGATGGGTCAGGGTCGTAAATATATTCATCTATTAACAGTTGTGAATGTTCAGTTAGTTTTACTATAGAATCATCTAAAAAAGTAATAGCCATTCTTCCATCAGTTGTTATGGCTTCATCATTACTTTGTATGGCAAATTTTAAATTAGCATCGTAAGGTTTGTCTCTTACTATTTGTGCTGAACCATTTAGTTCAGATATATCTCCAATATCAGCAACTTGTGCTTGTACCTTGGTCGTTTTGAATGACACAAACAGTAGAAGCAGCAGTGCCAGAAACGGATATAATTTTAAGCCAGTCATTATCTTGGGTACTCAGTTGTTGAATATTAAAAGTTCTTGAACCGCCAGTATGGTCTAAATAAAAATATCCACCTGCTGAAGCATTAACACCTGTACCTGTATAAGTAACTGCATTATCAGAACCATCTATATCCATAAAGTTAGTAGCTCCATCAATATTAATATTTGATGTAACTGTGTTATTAGAACCTTGTATAATCCAATCTAAATTTAAGTTTGCTGCTATTGCGGTAGTACCTTGATTTAAAGTAAATGTATTACTACTACCTGTAACTGCTACATTTTGGTCAGAACCATCAGAACTATAAGTATTAGTTGGGTCTACTTGTATAGTAAAAGTATTACTGCCACCAGTAAAATTATATAAACCTGTAAAAGTATTAGCGTTTATATCACCTAAAAATTTATTAGTAGCACCAATCATATTGATATCTAAGGTCATAGTATTACCATCTAAATCAAAAGCGGTTAAACTGCCTGCAGAGCTGTTTAAACCACCTATGATATTAGATATACCTAGTTGTTCTAGGTCTATATTTGCACCAGTACCAGACTGGTCTACAAAAATTTCGTTATCAGCCGCGTATGTTGTCAATGCACTCAGCATCACAATCAGGCTCATCAATTTTAATTTCTTCATATTTCCAAAAACTCCTGTCGTAACCGACACTAATTATTTCTAATACAGCACTTTCTATTGCTTTCATTAAAGCTATAGTTGTTGATTCATTTCTGGAATTACCCATTTCTATTTCAACAAGTTCTGTTCCTGCTTCTATAAAACGAAATATATCTTCTGATTTACCATAACTAAATATAGTTTTTTCAGTCATTACTTCTATAAGAATTTCTCCTGTAGCTACTGATACCATGCGTAAAGTTATTGCTACACTATCTTCTCTATACTGTACGCTTTTACCAATACCTAAATACCTAGCACCTGCACCACCTGTAGCTAAATTTGTTTCATAAGATATTACAGCACCTTCCATTAATATTCCTGCAAACAATAAAGGTCTTAATGCTTTTTTCTTTTCTTCATCTGATAGAGTCTGTTCTCTAGCACTACGAATTAATTGTCTTTCTTTGGTAAGATTATCTAATCCTACTCGTTCAACTACTGTAAAAAAATTTCCATTACCTGCGTGTTTTAAAGCTCGTATAAGTAAAGCATTTGGTTGTTGAGTTATTGCTGTACTAAACAAAGCAAACTCACTATTACTTTTACGCTGTCCTGTTTGGTCTGTAAATGCTGCTGGATATACAGCTACTACAGGTTTTAATATTGGTTGTTTTACATCAGCAAGTTCTTTTGATTGTAATTCAGATATATTTACAATGTTATGTGCTTCAAATCTTTGTTCGTATGTATCTTCAAGTTGGTCAAATATAGAACAACTAGAACAAAAAAGTACCAATAGGTATCGTAATTTCAGTAATTGTTCCATCTTGTTCCGTTATTTTAAGTGTTAATGTTACGCCATCGCTTGTATATTCTATGGTGTTGCCTTCTAAAGTTATTGTTCCTGAGTTAGATGGTGTTTCACCAAAAAGATTATTAACTAACTGTCTTGATAGTTCTGCATATACTCTTGATTCTAAGTTACGCAAAAATCTAGCAAGTGTAGAATTTTCTTTTTCTCTTTCTATTTCTTCTTGTAAAGCTTTTATTTCTTCTTTAATAGTTAATTTACGACTAAACTCTTGATTTTCTATAGTTAAATAATGTGAGCTAGTACCAACACCATTAAAACTAGGAGACTTAAATTTAAAAGTTATTGTGTCTGCTTTTATATTTATAGCAATAATACCTATAAACATAATTAAACCAATAAACATAATCCCTCTTATGATTCTAGTTTTTTCTATTTCTTCTTGCACTTTTTGTTTTTGTGTCATTTTCTTTTTCATTTAACTCCAATACAGTATTTACTTTTTCTTGTAGACGAATCATATCTTGGTCTAAAAGCCTAAGTTGGTCAGTTAGTCGTATAATTGTTTTTTTCATTTCAGATACAGCAGGGTCTATAGTATTAGTAATTGTTTGCCATACATAATAAACAAAGTAACCAAGACCTACGACCATAATAGTTGTAAAGCCAAACTTTTCTACTAAAGTTACTATGTCCATTAATCTCTTC